AGTACAGCCTAACTCCAGTCACTGCAATGGTTATNAGTGTTGCTTATAGTACAACATAAGTTTATCTAATCATCTGACATCCCAGTCATACCAGTGGATCTCAGCGATTGAAGGAAGGGGCCAGACAGATGTCCGAGATACGCAGGACCTACGTGTGACACGGATGCGTAACGGATGCGTGCATATCACCTGTGTGTGCGCCTAGATTGTGCATCTAGCGTGCATATTTGCACCCCCGGCACGGGGTAACTGGGGCCCTGCCCCCACGATACAAGGCCTCAGAAATTTTTGTCAAATATTCGGGGAATGTTGAACGGAATGACTACCAGAACTGTAGTTATTAACAGTCAAATTAACTGAAGTACCTTCTGACAGTGTTGAAGCTGTATCTTTTAGCCCTTGTAAGAGAGTCAATTCCTCTTGAAGGTTAGGAATAACGCCTTGAAGACGTATAATTTCATCTTGAGCAGCTTGGATCTGGTCTTGAACGGAGACAATCTGATCATCAATACCGTCTAAGATCTGATGAATATTATGAGACATATCAAATAAACATTGCTGAGTAAGTAATTGGGAAATTAATAGCCAATAGTTCTTTAACTTGATCAGCTATCAGTTTATGTTCTAATTGAGTACCATTACCGCATCTAAGGTCACAATAATGTAACCAAGACCTAAGATTACCATGCATGTATAATTTAGAAGGTGTTGAGAGGGGAAGAACATCTCTAGCTGTTTCTTTAGCTACACCAGCTGCTAACATTTCATTATAGAGGTTAATAGATTGATCAAATAGCTTTTGAGTTTTATAGTTAAACTCAGATACTATTGATTTATGAAGATCATCAATACTATTTTGTCTATTGGAAGTATCTTGTCTACGGAAGGAAGGGACTTGAGGTTGTTGATCTACTGCTGCATAACGTTGGCTAAACTCTTGAAAGGAGAAGGATCTATGTCTAAGAATTTGACTAGCAATACTTCTGGTTGTGTCAATCTGGACACACATACTTACCATTTCAAAGGGGGACCAATGTTTATGAGTAATAAGGTATTTAATTAATTTAGGAGCAGTGGATTGATTATTTTGATTAGATGGATTAGACACACGTGCCATGAAACTGATTAGTTCTTCAGGATTAGGTGTAGTATGTACTAAGGAGACTGTATGCATAGGTGGTTAACATAAGTGTATATGATGATTACTGTAATATTCAAACATTCATTGTTTGAAGAATTTCTCTATCATCACAGTAGTTCCGCTCGCGCTTTTGCGCTCGCTCGGGTTAATGGGAAGTTTGTGTCTTATTGGTTTTGGTGGTTCTTACAGAATGTCCATTCCCGGGGACATTAATAAAGGAGGAAGAATGTCTTATTTACGAAGTAAATTTGATGTCTTCCTCCGGTTCGGGAGTCGGGTCCACCCTTCCCTTCCCCCTTATAGATGCCGGACCTGGTTAAACCCAGTGGTGGATTGATGTCTTACCTTTTAGATTTCTGGCATGTTTTCGTTGTTCAAGGGACATATTAAATACCATATGATTAGCAGCTGCTTGGGGGTCATCAGCCCAAGCTTCCATTAGATCAGTCCACTCTTCACGTTTACGATCAATGATTGATTGTTGAGCGGAGATAGCCATAGCATCTGTGTAATATTTAACACCTTGAGCTAGACAATCTAATCTATCATCATGTCTTACGGCACCTTTTTCTCTACACATACGAGACATTTGGTAGAAGAGCATATAGAGGAGACGTTCTTCTGGGGCAGCATCAGGATTAGACTTGAAGTCCCAATCAACAACATTACGGTCAATAACCAAGCGATGTTGATTAAGTACTGGTTCAAGTGCATCAATAATCCTGTCTTCTTTTCTGACATTTGCACGTACCTCTTCTACGTCTATTGCTTGTCTAGTTTGTTGGAGATGTTTTTTAAATAGTTCACCGACGATACCGTCACCAAAGTTAGTTTCGATAAGGAGTTTAGTGACATTATATTTTTTACAACCTCTTAGAATATCCAAGAGCGTCGTGTCAGAGTATCCGTCTCTATAAGCACGCATTTGGTGCAAGTACAGAAAACCGTTTCTTTGGGAGATAAAAGCTGCTGCTGTCTCATCTGAGCCACGACCCGACGGATCAACGCTGCAGATTGTCTCTGTGTAAGGACTCCATGTTCCTTGAAGCTGCANTGGAGAGTAGAAATAATCTCCAGGTAATCCGACAGTCGGGAGATCTTTAATGCAGTTTGATGGGTCTGAAGACCAAATGATGGCTTCTGGTGCAGAGTTAGGGTTAACGGCAGTAACAATAAGGTCAGCCATTTTAAGCGGGTAATTTTTCATTATCAGATAGCGAAGTATCAAGCATGAACTGACAACATAAAGTTGACTACGACCCATTGAAGCTTCACGTTCAATCAGGTCTTCATTATCAAATCTGTCATCTGTTACTTCCCAAGATTTAGCACCGTTATCTATATCCTCTACCAGAGAAGGTGCTAGAAGGCCCTCGTAATGTGTAATGGCCCTAGGATACCTAGCAGGCCAAACAAAGGGCTTGTAGGCCCTCTCAGCTAGCTTACGATAGACAGTAAATGTTGTTTGAGGTGTACCCAAAAACATAATCCTACTATCTTGTTTAGGAGTAAGGATAGATTCAGCTTCAGTACATAGTTGAAGTAGTTTTTCTCGCATGAGTTCTGTCATGGAGTTACCTGGGACTTCAATGTCATCTAGAATCATCAGGTCAGCACGGCTACCCGTTACGCTGTCCTGTNATACCGACTGATTTAACGGATGGTGCTTGGTGTGGACTACAGTTAACAATCAAAGCTAATACGAGACCACCTGGCATCATCTGATTTAGGTNTCAGGTGAGATAGCCAGGGTGTCTCAATAATTAGTTTNTGTAGGAAGATAGACATNTTATCTGCACGTTCTTTAGATGCAGAAATAATCATGATCTTCTTTTCTTTGTTGTTAAATAGAGTCCAAAGAACAAATGCTCCAGTAATCCAAGACTTACCTACACCACGGAATGCCTGAATCTGTAATCGTTTAGGTCCATGTTGTAGGTAGTCAGCGATAGCGTATTGAGCACGGGTGGGAGAAGGTAGATCAAGTTGAGACCACAATGCTTGTAAGAATAACTTGAAGTCTTCTTGTAATAGTTCTAAGGTGTTATTCATTTAATCCCAAAAATGGATAGTGGNTTCTTAATTGCGTATGTAAGGTCGTTTGCACCTTTATCAATCANATTACCAATTTTGTCAGGGATAGATTGATCCTGTTCTGTTTGGTTACGCTTAATTGNTAGTTGTTGAGATGTTTGTTGTGCTTTATTGTTAATCTCTTTAGTACGTTCTTTATCTTGTACCTTACTTAAGGTATCAATGAAACCATCACCAGTAGCTGTTTCAAGAACAGTGTTTGCTGTAACAGCACCTGAATAAAGTAGTAAAGCAGGGTTAAGTGCTGCTACACCTNGTTGTATAATCATAGGTGATGCTTTAACAACAGCACCTGTTAAAGCTCCAGCTATAGTACCTTTAGCAGCGTTTTTCAGCAGCACCTTGAAAATCACCTTGTAAAGCATCACTAATAACTTCAGGATCAGAAACAATACCTACCACAGCACCTTTTAGAGCGGATACTGGGTTTTTTTTAATAACATTTGCAGCAGAAGCAACAGCAGGACTAATAGGGTCAACACCTAAAAAATTTTGATTACTGCCCCTAAATAGTTGATTGACTTGAGGGTCAATATTAACTCTACCTCTAGGTTGATCAGGAACTTGAGCAGGACTTCTTCTAGTAAAGTTTAAGTTGTCATCACCTAATGNACCAAATTCCTGTTTATTATTTTTAATCCACTTAAGTATATCTTTATTAGATTTACCTTTAAGTTCAGGATGAGCTTTTATCAAAGCATTGTATTTAGTCTCTAATGCTTGGACCGCATAATCTTTTCTTTGTCTGGTTTTTTCGACAACATAAGAAACAAATTGATCCTCATCTAATGTTCTAAGAAACTCATTAGATGCTTCAGGAATAGCATTATAGGCTTTATGTGTGAGAGTATGGGCTAATCCTGTTTTACCGTATTTAGGTTTTGCTTGGGAAAGTGGTGCAATGTTTCCTTCAACATTACCAACATCAATACCAGAATCACGTAGTTTTTGGATGATTCTTTCTCTTGCTGCACTCAAGTTTTTAGTATTATTTGCACCACTGGTAAAGCCTGCATTATAAAGCATTTTGTCTATGTAACCAAGATCTACCATGTGATGAGCTTCAGCATCAAAAACACCGGCAGCAAATCCATAGAGTTTACGGAATTCAGGTGTTCCTGGCTGCATATATCCAATACCAGTAGGA